ATATTCAATTCGTATATACTGTTATTAGAGAAGAATATTTGAGAAGTGAAAAACATATTGTTCCAAGTTCACAACAAATATATTCTATGATCAAACTTGCAGATCAAGAAAATAAAATAAACGATAAAGTTATCAAAATGCTTATTAGTTCTGATAATGCAGATATAAGTCCAGATTGGTTAATTCCTAGATTTAAAGCCTGGAAAATTGAAAAAGAATTACAAGGATCTGTTATTAAAGCTATTGATATGGTTCAACAATTTAAAGATATAGATTATGAAAATGCTTTGGACGTAGCAAATAAAATGAAAAATATGTTTCAAAATGTTACATTAGTTGATGATGATGATTTAGATTTAGGAGCGGATTTTGATGACCCAGAAAATCACAAACAATTATTATCTAAAACTTGTATTTCTACAGGCTGGAATAGTGTTGATACAATTTTAGGGGGAGGCTGGAGTAAACAAACATTTAGTGTTATAATGGGCGAGACAAATGTCGGAAAGTGCTGTGTATCAGGCACTTACATAAAAATAAAAAATAAAAAAACAGGTAAAATTGAAAAAATTACGATAGGTGATTTTTATAAAATGGCAAAAAATAAAATATAAATTGGTAAACTGTAAATTATGTGGTCAAAAAGTAAAAAATTTAAGATCGTTGTCTATTCATTTGGCAAAATCACATCAAATTATTAAAAAAGAGTATTATGATAATTTTTTAAAAAAAGAAAATGAAGGAGTTTGTTATTTTTGTGGTAAAGAAGCAATTTTTAAAAATTTAACAGATGGTTATCATAGAATTTGTAAATCAAAAGAATGCTTGGGTAAAACAAGAGCAACAGGAACATATGAATTTTTAATGTATAAATATGATTTACCTAAGGATGAAGCAATTAAATTAATGAATATTAGAGCGGACGAAAGAGGTGAAAAAATTAAAAATGGTCTACAAGAAAGATTTGAAAATGATGAAAATTTTTTTAAAGAAAAATCAATAAACTGTGTTGAATTTTGGTTTAAAAGAGGATATAGTCAAGAAGAAGCAGAAAGAAAAGTTGAAAAAGTATTTGATATTATACATGAAAAAACGTCAAAAAAACGTAAAGAACATCCAGAATTATACACTGATGTGAATTGTACTCAAATAAAATATTGGATAAAAAAAGGACACACAAACGAAGAAGCAAAAGAAAAAGTTTCACAACGACAATCTACATTTTCATTAAAAATTTGTATCGATAAACATGGTGAAGAAAAAGGTAGAGAAATATGGTTAAACAGACAAACAAAATGGATGGAAAATTATAAAAAATCTAATTTTTCAAAAATAAGTCAGGAATTATATTGGTTAATATATGATAGCGTAAAAGAAAATGAAATTTATTTTGCAACATTAAAAAACGGACAAAGAGATGAATCAGGAAATAATAATGAATATCGGTTAATATTAGATACTTGTGCTATTATACCTGATTTTTTCATCAAAAATAAAAATAGAATAATAGATTTTGATGGTGATTATTTTCATAGAAAAGGTTCTAAAGCTGCAAAAGGTAAAAAAGAAAGAGACTCAGCTATTAAAAGAAATGGTTATGAAATATTACATATTAAAGAAAAAGATTTTAAAAATAATAAAGAAAAAACAATACAAAAATGTATAAATTTTATAAAAAAATAAAAAAATAAAAATGATTTTAGAGAAAAAATTTATAGAAACAATAGATGTTGATGATTGGCAAATTGAAACAGATTCTGGTTGGTCAGATATTAAAAGAATAGGTAAAACTGTTGAATATGATGAATGGCGGTTAATAACACAAACTTGTGATTTGACTTGTGCAGATAATCATATTGTGTTTGATGAAAATATGAATGAAAAATTTGTTAAAGATTTATTGACTGATGATAAAATACAAACTAAAAATGGAATAGAAGTAGTTTGTAAATGTTATAAAGATATTTATGATAAAAAATCTAATATGTATGATTTAGAAATTAACGATCAAAATCATAGATTTTATAGTAATGATATTTTAAGTCATAATACTATGTGGCTTAACAACATTGCAGTTAATGCTGCAAATAATGGTGCGAATGTTTTATTTGTTACACTTGAAATGGGAACAAGAAAGGTAATGAAAAGATTAGGTTCAATGAGACTTAAAATAAATTCGGATGAATATGATGAAAAATCAAAAGATTCTGTTTTTATGAAACAACGAATTAATAATATGAAATCACAAGCTGTAGGAAGTTTATTCGACTCGCAACCAGGAAAAATATTTGTTAAAAAATATAACACCAGTGATTGTACTATTACGGATCTTGACAATTATATAAAAAGATTTGAAGAAACAAAAAGAATAAAAGTAGGAATGTTGGTAGTTGATTATATAAACATTATGTCTATTGAAAAAGGATTTGAATTTTCTAATATGCTTTATCTTAAAGGAAAACATTTGGCAGAAGGTTTAAGAAGATTAGGAGATAAATATGAATTAGCTGTTGTAACAGCAACACAAACAGAAAAAGCTGTTTGGGGCGCATCTGACATCAAATTAGAAAATATTCCTGAAAGTAAAGCAATTGCTGATACTGCCGATTCAGTTTGGGGTATAATTAGAAATCCTCAAATGAAGAAAGAAAATGTTTATAGATTGAAAATTTTAAAATTAAGAGATGGTGAACACCATGAAGAACAAGTTAGATTTGATTTTAATACAAAGTTTTTAACTATGGAAAATGATGTTTTAGTAGGTGCAAAATAATTAATTTTTAATGAGTAAAAAATTAACAACTGAAATTTATATAGAACGAGTTAATAAAGTTCATAATAATTTTTATAATTATAGATATTTAAATTATATAAACAATGATTCAAATGTTATTATAGAATGTCCTAGGCATGGAATTTTTAGTCAAAATTCAAAATCACATTCAGATGGACATGGTTGTAAAAAATGTGGAAACAATCAACTAACTAATGAAGAATTTATTAAAAAATCCAATAATATTCACAATTTTATTTATGATTATAGTTTAACTATTTTTAAAAAATATAGCGAAGCTGTGATTATTATTTGTAAAAAACATGGAGCATTTGAACAACTTCCAAAACTTCATTTAAAAAAACATGGTTGTCCTAAATGTGCAAACGGATGTTATACAAAAGATGAAGTTTTATCAAAAGTTAAATTTTTGCACAATAATAAATATACATATAATGAAGATTTTATTTTTGATAAAAGTTTAAATGAAACAATTATAAAAATTTATTGCACAAAACACGGTGAATTTACTCAAAGATTAAATAATCATTTACATCAGCTTAATGGTTGTCCTCATTGTAATGAATCTAAAGGAGAAAATAAAATTGAAAAAATATTAAAAGAAAATAATATTATTTATGAACGTCAAAAAACATTTGATGGTTGTAAAAATATTAAAAAATTATTTTTCGATTTTTATTTAGTAGATTATAATATTTGTATAGAATATGACGGAGAACAGCACTTTCAACCAATTTATGGTATTGAAAAATTAAAAAATTTACAGAAAAATGATAATATAAAAAATATTTTTTGCAAACAAAACAATATTAAATTAATAAGAATTAAATATGATGAACATATTATAAAAATAATGAAAAATATATGGAAAATGAAGAAATAGAAAACGAAAAAACGTATGACTATTTTTTGTATTATTATCCAAGTCACATTCCTGGATTTTTAGCTAATTATCAAGAACGTTTGGATGAACGTGAAAATTATTATAAATTTTTAGAAAATTTTTCAGAAGTTGAAGTTGATAATTTTAATGGTTGTATAAAAGTTGCACATAACTTAGTTAGGAAATTAAAAATTAAAAATTTAAATGAAGGATTAGATGATTCATATAAAAAATTAGTAATATCATTGACTGAAAATCCTAATATTAAATTTGTAGGAAATAAAAAGCCTTCATCAGGAACATCAGGTTATGGAACTGGAACTTCTGGATATTCAGGATCATATCAACCAACAACTACTGGTGTATCAGGTTGCACAAGTTGGACAGGAACAATTGGAACTTATACAAATAATACTGTTAAAAACACAAAAAAAAGAAAAGATCAATCCATTTTTAGAACTTGTAGAAGAACTAAAACTTTAAAAATAAATACTAATTTTAATGAAAAAAAATGACGATATATTTGACGATGAGTTAGATGATGATTCACTTGAAATACAAAATGAAGATGAATTAGATGACACTTTAAATGAAGATGCAATAATGCAAGAAGAATTTACAGAAATTATTGAAGAGGATGATGGTGACGTTATGTTCAAATTTAATACAAATAATCATAAAATTGAAGGAAAACATAGTCTTAAACGTGATACTATTTTTAAAGGTAAAATAGAAGAAGATGAAAATAATAGACAACCAGATGAATATTTTCAAATGCCAGATGATATTAACATAAATGATGGTTTACCTATTGAGGTTGGCACAAATTATGAATTTGAAAGTAAACATAACGAAGAATATGTAAACAGACAAAATTTATCTAAAGATGTTCATAATATGTTATCTGAAAAAACAGATTTGGATTTTTCATGTAACAGAAGAAAACCAAATAAGCAATCATTTAATGATTATTATAAAATGTTATTAGATAATTTAGGGCAACGATATACAAAATCAGAAATTTTTGTTGAACTTTCATACTATTTCACCGACAATATTTTTAATATGTTTAAATTATTAGACAAAGAATATGCAACACAAATCATTGTTGAACTAAGACAAAGCGGATATTTAGATAACTTAAGTAATATAAATTTTAAATAATGAGTAAAATAACAGACACGGTAAAATATATTAATGAAGTTTCTAAATTTCATAATTTTTATTATGATTATAGTTTAGTTATTTATAAAAATGCACATACAAAAATTAAAATTGTTTGTCCAATACATGGTATATTTGAGCAAACACCGCACAATCATAGAAGATATGGTTGTGGAAAATGTGGAAAATTATTAAATGAAATAGAAGTTTTAAAAAGAATTAAAAAAATTCATGGTGATAAATTTGGATATGAAAATTTTAAATATACAGGAATGAATAATAAATCTATTATCACTTGCAAAATTCATGGTGATTTTTCTCAAATAGTTTTAAATCATTTAAAAGGAAAAGGTTGTTCAAAATGTGCTAAAAATTATAAAAAAACTAAAAATCAAATTGTAAAAAAGTTAAATATTATTCATAATAATAAATATGATTATTCAATGTTAAATTTTAAAACTGTTAAAGATAATGTAATAATTGGTTGTCCTAAACATGATATATTTACACAAATATTAAATAATCATCTGAGAGGTCACGGTTGTCCTCTTTGTAACGATAGCAAAGGTGAAAAAGCAATAGAAAAATATTTAATTGAAAATAAAATAAAGTTTCAAAGACAAAAAAAATTTGAAACTTGTCGTGATAAAAACATGTTATCTTTTGATTTTTATTTAAAAGATTATAATATTTGTTTAGAATATGATGGAGCACAACATTTTTATGATGTTTTAAATTGGAATAATTTAGAATATACTAAAAATCATGATGCAATTAAAAATGAATTTTGTTTGAAAAATAATATTTTATTATTTAGAATTTCTTATAAAGAAAATATAATTGATAAACTTGAAAAAGTTAAAAAAAGAATAGACTTGTTAAAATGAAGAAGTATAAGAGAGAAGAGGTTTATAATGCAACATTGGAATATTTTAGTGGTGATACTTTAGCATCAGATGTGTGGATAAATAAATATGCATTAAAAGATACAAATGGTAGTGATACAATTTATTACGAATTAACACCAGATGATATGCATAGAAGACTTGCAAAAGAATTAAATAGAATTGAAAATAAATATAAAAATCCTTTATCAGAAGATAAAATTTTTGATTTGTTGAAAAATTTTAAATATATAATTCCACAAGGTTCTCCTATGTCTGGAATTGGTAATGATAAACAAGTTGTTTCTTTGTCCAATTGTTTTGTGATAGGTAATAATTCTGATAGTTATGGATCTATTTGTATGATAGATGAAGAGCAAATACAACTAATGAAACGTAGAGGTGGTATTGGTCTCGATCTTTCTCATATTAGACCAAATGGATCACCAGTTAAAAATTCTGCTTTAACTTCAACAGGTGTTGTACCTTTTATGACACGATATTCTAATTCCACTAATGAGGTGGCGCAGGGGGGTAGAAGAGGGGCATCGATACAAACAATATCAATAAAACATCCAGATTCAGAAGAATTTATAGATGCTAAATTAGAAAAAGGTAAAATAACAGGATCGAATATATCTGTAAAAATAACAGATGATTTTATGAAGGCTGCATTAAATTCAAAAACTTTTACACAACAATTTCCTGTAGATTCAAATGAACCAACAATTGTTAAAGAAATAGAAGCCGATAAACTATGGAAAAAAATTATTCATAATGCGTGGAAATCTGCAGAGCCCGGAATATTGTTCATTGACACTATTAAAAAAGAATCTGTACCAGATTGTTATGAAGAACATGGATTTGGTACAATAAGTACTAATCCATGTTTAACTGGAGATTCTCTTATTAAAACATCAAAGGGTGATATAACAATTAAAGAAATAGTAGAAAATTTTAATAGTTTTACAGCATATGAAATTTTAACATATAATGAAAAAAATAATAATTTAGAATATAATTTTTTATCAGATGCCATTTTAACTAAAAGAAATGCAAATATAATTGAAATCGAATTAGAAGATGGTTATACTTTAAAATTAACACCTGATCATAAAGTGTTTACAAAAAATAGGAAATGGATCGAGGCATCAAAATTAACAAAAGATGATATTTTAATAAAAATAGATGATGAAAATGAAAAATCATCGGATGATATGAAAACGAAAGAAATAAAAATTAAAAAAATTAACATTAAACAAAATGAAGATGTCTATGATTTAAAATTAGAAAATAATCATAATTTTTTTGCTAACAATATATTAGTTCACAATTGCGGAGAAATTCCATTATGTCCATATGATTCTTGCCGTTTATTATTATTAAATCTATATGGTTTTGTAGATGAGCCATTTACTAAAAATACAAAATTTGATTTTAAAAAGTTTGAAGAATATGCTCAATATGCTGAACGATTTATGGATGATATTGTTGACCTTGAAATTGAAAAGATTGAAAAAATTTTAGAAAAAATTGAAACAGATCCAGAGCCAGAACATATTAAAATTAGAGAAAAAGAATTGTGGAATAAAATTATGAATATGACAAAAAAAGGACGCAGAACTGGTTTAGGTGTAACAGCAGAGGGTGATATGCTTGCTGCATTAGGTTTAATTTATGGAACTAAAGAATCAACAGAATTTTCAATTAATGTTCATAAATGTTTAGCTATAAATGCGTATAAGTCATCATCTATAATGGCAAAAGAAAGGGGAAGTTTTCCAATTTACGATTATGAAAAAGAGATTAATAATCCTTTTTTAAAACGATTAAAAAAAGATGATTTTGAATTAGATGAAATGTTAAAAAAATATGGTAGAAGGAATATTTCTATACTTACAATTTCACCGGCCGGTTCTGTGAGCATCTTAAGTCAAACAACATCAGGTGTTGAACCATGCTATTTAGTATCCTATAAAAGAAGAAGAAAGATTAATCCTACAGATACAAATAATAAAATAGATTTTATTGATGCAGAAGGTGTTAAATGGGAAGAATATATTGTGTTTCATCATAAATTTGAAACGTGGTTAAAAGTAAATAATTATGATGTAAATGCTGTTAAATCTATGAAAGAAGATGAATTAAAAGAAATTATTAAAAAATCTCCTTATTATAAGGCTACTTCTAATGATGTAAATTGGGTTGAAAAAGTTACTATGCAAGGTCAAATACAAAAATATATAGACCATTCTATTTCTGTGACTGTTAATTTACCAAATGATGCAACAGAAGAGATGGTGTCTAAAGTTTATGAAACTGGTTGGAAAAGTGGTTGTAAAGGAATAACAGTTTACAGGGACGGTTCTCGTCAAGGTGTTATAGTTTCTAAAGATGATAAGGATAATAAGGATAAAATATTAAAAGAAAATAATGCTAAACCAAGACCAAAGAGATTAGAATGTGATGTAGTAAGATTCACAAATAATAAAGAAAAATGGATTGGATTTTTGGGTATATTGGTAGATGGTGAGGAAAAATATCCATATGAAATTTTTTCTGGATTAGCTGAATCTTTTAATATTCCATTATATGTAGAAAAAGGTGAAATTATTAAAGTTAAAGATACTGCTGACCATAAACGTTATGATTTTGTGTATAAAGATAAGGATGGATATAATGTAACAATGGAGGGTTTAAATCGTGCGTTTGACCGTGAATTTTGGAACACCAGTAAAATGGTGTCTGCGTTATTACGTCATAGAATTCATTTACCAAGCGTTATTAATATTATTGATAGTTTGCAGATGACACAAGATGATGCTGCGTTTGGGACGTGGAAAAGCGGTATTAGACGTATTATAAAGAAGTATATTAATTCTATTCCAGCACAAGGTGAAGTTTGTCCAGAATGTGGCGAACCTCTTATATTTGAAAACGGCTGCAAGTCGTGTAAGGCTTGTGGTTGGTCGAAATGTTAATTAAAAAAAGTAAATAAATGAATAATATTTTAAAATCATTTGAGTCTTTTAATAAAGAAGAATTTAAAAAACTTCAAAATTTAAATAAAACTTATATTGTAAAAAAATTTAAAGACAATATTGAAAGAACTGATTATTACGGAGAATTTGTAAATAAATTAAGAGAATATGATGTAAATAAATTTATTTATAATGAATTTTCATATGGAATTTATATTAGGCCAGATAAAGAATTTTTCGATATTATAAAAGGTATAAACACTTATATTGAAAATGAAATACCTTTAGATTTCGATTTTACTTTTTCTATAGATAAAAATCATTTGAATTTAATTGATTTTGCCGAAGGAATTTTTGAACCACTAAGAGGTTTTGGTTTGGGTTATAAATTATATAAATTAATAATTGAAAAATTTAATTATATTACATCAAATAAATATTCTACTACATTTGCCTACAATATATGGTACAATTTAATGATGGATAAAGATTTATATTGTTTTACATCTAAGTTAGAATCTGGTGTTATTAACAAAAAATCATCTGACGATATTATAAAATATGTTTTAGATAATATTAGATATAAAGATATTGATTTTGATAATGAGTTAACTGAAAAAATAATTGAATTATATGGAAGTGTGGACATTTATAAACAAAGAAACTAATAAAATAGTCAGATTCAACACAAGAGCTGGTGATATAGAATTTGGAACAGAATATTATTTTATCGAAGATGAATATTATCCTTTATGGTTTATAGACACTGAAGATGCGGCCAAATTGGCTTTTTCAGCTTGTGTTCATCCACAATTTAGTATGCATCCAAGGCAACCTGCTACTGATAGAATTCATATAGAAGATTATGCAATTTGTAAGTTTGAATTAAAAAAATAATTTAAAAAATAAAATGGGAAATATTATTAATCATGCAAAAAAAGAGTTTTTAAAATTGGGATATAAACCAATTGAAGAAAGTGAAGAAGATCCTGATAAATGGATGCAAGAATGTGTTTTAGAATTGTTGGAAGTTTTTTCTAAACAAGGTCATTCTGGCGGATCAGCGCCGTGTGCAATTGAATATTTTAGAAAGTTGGCTCTGCAAGAGCCTATATCACCTATTCTTTGTACGGATGACGAATGGAATGATGTTAGTAATTATGGTGGTGATATTGATTACCAGAATAATCGTTGTTCAGCGGTGTTTAAAAACAGTAAGGATGATAAGCCTTATTATTTAGATGCTATTGTTTGGAGAAATAATTCAGGTTCAACTTTTACAGGTTCTGCATTTGATAGAAAAATGAATAAAATATATTCGCATCAGTTTATTAAATTGCCATTTTATCCTAAAACTTTTTATATTGATGTTATTGATAAGGAAATTGCAAAAGATGATTTTGAACATTATATTAAGGATGATAGTCAATTAGAAGAAGTGTGGAAATATTATGATAAGGTATTAACTATATCAGAAAAAAGGAAGAAAAAATTAGAAAAGATCGGTAAAGGTGGAAAATAAAAAAACCGCACAAATTTGTGCGGTTTTTTTATAATTAACATTGTTTAATGTGAAGGTATTATCTTTTATCTGGTTTACTTGCCAGTTTTTTTAGTAGTATCTTTCGCATCTTCGTTTTTGCTATCGTCATCATCAACATGTTTCATGATAGCATCACGGAATTTTGCGAATCTCTTATCTGATAAGAATTTTTCAGCAACCTTATTATCTTTGCTGGAATCATCAGACAGATTATATTCTGAATCAAGAACGTGAAGTAAGTAGCCAACAATTTCATCATCGGAAATAGTGCAGAGAAATTTGGTAAGGTTTTCAATCTGTTTAGCTTTTAAGACAGACACTTTACGTTCTTTCATGTTTGTGATAAGTTCAGATTTCTTATCTCTGTTAAACTGTTTGATATCAGTTTCAATTTCATCAAAACGATCAAGAATATCGTCGAGAGTAATTTTCAAAGTGTCCTGGCAATACCTGATAAAACGTACTGCTGCTGGTCCGACATAACCATTTGCAATTTCTTGTAAATCGTTAATAAATACTCTGACAGAAGGCCACTGTCTAATCATTTTTTCTGATCCGTCTGCATTAGAAAGTTCTTTACCTGCTGGGTCTGTGGCACGTACCATATCACCATAGTTTACAAAAATATAATCTGATAAGAACGTCCAAGAACGTGGAGTTGCATAAGCTCTTGATGATTTTGTGCCTTTATCATCTGGTTTCTTGTAATAATATTCTGTGTGAGTTTTCAAGAAACCAACGATAACAGGATGTACGTTTTCGTCACCATATTGTTCTCTCCATTCAGGAAATGGAAGCATGTGAGTAATATGGATCAAACGGTTATTAAGAGCTTGGTCAAATTCTTCAACATCTGTTCCATCTTCTTCACCAAGGTTACCAGAAGCACACATTAAAACATTATCGTTGAACTTGAAGAATGCTCCAATTTCTCTTTCAAGAAGGATTTGCAATGCTGCATTTCTTACAGAAAGTGTAGAACGGTTTAACTCTTCAAAGTGAATAATAGTTGGTTGTTCATTTGCCATGTATGCCCATTCAGGAACAACATGCTGAAGAAATTTAACCTTCTTCTTATCTCCACTTGTGACGATCATTTCTTTTTCGCCAAGTGTTGGAAAAAGACCAACGTCAGTTTCATCAACCATTGATAAACGGATATCAAAATATTGAATGCCGAGTTTTTTTGCGATTGAACGCATCATTGCAGATTTTGCGATACCTGGTTCTGAGGTGATGTAAAGAACCCCACTTTTGGCGTTCATAACTTTGTAATACTTTGATTCCCGTTCTGAAAGTGTTTCAAACCCTTTTGGAAATCTTTCATAATTGATGCCTTTTTTTAACGTTGCCATAAATAGAATTTAGATTTTATTTGTTTATTTTTATTTTGATTGATTGCTTGTACAAAAATATAAAAAGTTTTTTAATAAAAAAAATTTTTGGAAAAATTATTTAGCAAGACCTAAATATTTTTTAATCAGCTTAGTATTAAACGTTTTTAAACCGAATTTGTTTTTTGTTTGTTTTGTAATTGAAAAATTACCGTATCGGTGATAACTGTCCATTTTTTTTAATTGTTCTTTTAAATTGTTTTCATCTTTTGTGGGAGTATGAAAAATGGCTTCAGATATTTTATACCAACCTGTTCCTTCATCAAAAATATCATCTTGATTACAATATTCTAAAATAGTTTTTGCCATAATTTCTTTTACATAGTTAAATAAAATCATATCAAATAACACAATCTTGTGTCGGTTGATTTGATTTTAAATTTTGATTCCTAATTCTTTGAGGGTCTACTGACTTACTCTCCAAAGGCGTTAATTCGGGCAAACTCATCCCTATTTTAATTCTTTTTCCTTCTTTTAAAATATTATTTGCGGCATTTAAATCTCGATCATGTTTTGTCCCACAAACTGGACAAATCCATTCCCGATCTTTTAATTCTAATTCTGTGTTTTTATAACCACAGCAATCACACAACTTGCTTGAAGGAAACCACATACTAATTTCAATCACTTCTCTGCCATACCAGAAGGCTTTATATTTAAGTATTTCCTTGAATCTACTTAAACTCAATTCTTGAATTGATCTAGCTAAATTGTGGTTTTTTAACATTCCTTTTACATTAAGTGTTTCCATCATTATAGTTTGGTTTTCACTAAGTAATTGATTTGCTACTGAATGTAAATAGTATTCTTTAATTTTTCGTATTTTTTAGCAAGTTTAATTCTTGCTTTATCTCTGTTCTTTGAACCTTTCTTTTTTCTTGAAACTGATTTATGAAGTCTATTTAACTTTTTCTGATTTAAACGTTTAGACTTTAAATTTTCATATTTTGTTCCTTCGGAACTGACAATGAAATCTTTAATTCCTAAATCTATTCCAATCTCTTTATTGTCAAGTTTCTTGAATTCTTTGTTTTCTCTGTCAATCAGGATACTAAAGAAGATTTTTCCAGTCTTTGTTTTTGTTAAAGTTCCAGATTTTATTGATTTTTGAAATTTGTTTAAATACTTTTCATCTTTTGATGAACACTTAAAATTTATATCTTTTAAAGCTGTAATTATCTTTCTTCCAATTTGGTAATTCTATATCTGTTATCATTCTAATATCTTTCAAAAAATATATAAGGTGATTTAAAATTCATTTTTAAACGCTCTGCAAAGGTTTTGTCTGATGTTGAATCTCCAACCATAATACAAGACTTCAAATCTAACTTATGTTTGTGCATCATAACTATGCCCATACCAGATTGAGGTTTTCTACAATAACAAATATCTTTAGGTGGAAGATGTGGACAATAACAATAATCATCTATTATATCATCTAATAAAAAATTAGTGTGATCAACAAGTTCTTTAACTTTATTGTGTGTGAGTGTTCCTTTTGCTATTCCAGATTGATTTGTTACTGCAACAATTATATATCCTTCTGATTTATATTTTTTTAAAATTTCTATACTATTTTTTAATATCTCGATGTCATTCTTTTCAATAGGATATTGTTGTTCACCTTTACTTTTTCTAATTGTATTATCCAAATCAATAAACAGTGCTTTATTAGAATATTGATAATTATCATTTCTTATGAATTTGGTTGTTTCTATTTGATCAAACCCTTCTGATTGATAAACTTTATCAAAATTTTTAGACATTGAAAAAATTGGAGAAATAACAAAAAGATTGGATTCTTTTTTGAATTGCGTAGGAATATCTGATAAATGTAAATATATTTCACCATGTCTATCAAACATACGATTTAAAGAATTAATTAAACAATCATCTTTTGATGTATTTATCCAATGAGCTCCAATCGTAAAATTATTATTTTTGGCAAAATCAATAAACACTTTTCTGGTTTCTAATGTTGTGTTTGTATTATCAACAACAATTTTATTATTTTTTATTTCTCGTTCAAGGGTCGTTGTTTCTGTTGCAGAATGCATAGTTTTTTTATCCAGGCTAATAATTTTATACCCTAAGTTTTCATATTCTTTTGTTATTAAACTTTTACCAGATGCTGGTAAACCAACCATTAAAATTATATTTGTTGATAACATATTTTTTATTTAAAATTACCACAATTTATTATTATCTAATA